GACGACGGTGTTGCTGCTCTCGCGCGTCTCCAGCGAGAGGATCGCGCTGGCTTCGCTGATCGAACTTTCACCGACTGAAAGCCGCGTCTCGAGCGACGCGGCCTGCGACGCGAGGGTGATGAGCTCCGCATCAGCGGACCCCTTGGCGGGAATGGTGACAGCCATGTGAGCGGCTCCTTTCTTCGCGCGGCGTTCAGCCGGCGATCACCCGCACGGTGGCGTCCCCGCCCCCGAGCGCGAAGGCGATGTGCGAGTTGATGCGCGCCTTGATCTCCGTGGCGAGCGTCTGCGAGGAGCCCTCGTCAGTCGCGTTCGCTGCCGTGACCGAGTAGGTGCTGTCGTTGGTGAAGTGCACGCCGGCCTGGCTCATGTGCGCGTTGAAGGCTGACTTGAGCGCGTTGAGCAGCGTGTTCGCAGTGGTCTGGTCGGTGGCCTCGGCGGTGGTCACGTCGTTGGCCGTGTCCTCCGCCTTGTGCGCGCCGCCCCATGAATTGGTCGCGGCGCCGGCATCCCTGAGGTGCTCGTTCCAGACGATCTTGCAGGCGTTCGCGAGAGCGATCGTCGTGGCAGGGGTGGTCGCGTCCGCGGTCGTGACCGAAAGGACGGTGACGGTCCCTTCGCTCGATGTACGCGCGCTGGCGTCGGCGTGCGGGTACGTGGAGAGCTGCTCCACAACCGCGCGCGCGAGCTTGTTCTGGCTGAGGGCGGAGGCGCGCGAAAGCGCAGTCTCGACCCTACGTACGGTGATGGCCATTTCTGGTTCTCCCTTCGGTTGAACAGATCAGGCCGTCGCGACGTTGAGGCGGGCGCCGCAGGAGTTGGGCCGGTCCACCACGAGCTGGAGGTTCGTCAGCGCCTCGTAGCGGTCGCTGTCGCCGTTTTTTGCGAGCGCGTGCACCAGGATGCCGAGCGGCCACGAGCCGTACCCGTCGTCGGCACTGAGCAGCAGGCCCATCTCACCGAGCGCCTCCATGATCGAGGCCTCCAGAGGGAGGTACTCGATGTGGACGTGCGACGTGTTGAGGTAATAGATCTGCCCCTCGGTCGCGTCCTTGTCGCGGATGAACACGCAGCCGTCGACCTCGACACCTCCGTATCCGGCATCGAGTTTCACCGCACCGCGAGCTGTGGTGACGTCCTGGATCCACCGCCTGTTCTCGTCGAATAGGTCGACGACCTGATTGAACACGGCCGTCGAGCAGATCGCGATGTCCGGCTGCTCACCGCTCGCGTTGTAGATGGCGCCGAGGTCGGTGCGGATCTGCGCGAAGCTGATGTTGGTCGGCGCGCCTGGGTCGATTACGTAGGGCTTGAAGTACGTCTTCGTGGTGCGGTCGATCCCCGCGTAGGTGTTCGTGTTGTCGGCGACGGCGACATCGAGTCCGGCGATCGTGGTGCCGGTGCCGGCGCCGGTGAACAGCGCGGCGTTGCAAACGCTGACGAGCCTCGTGAGCGCGTCCTGCATGTTGCGACCGACGAGGTTCTGCACGCCCATCGGCGAGCGAGAGGTGGCCGCGGTGCGACGCGCGGTCCCCGAGACGTGGAAGTTCGCGCGGTAGTGGCCCCACGAGAGCAGCGCTTCCACCTGCTCATCGGAGCCGAAGTTGGAAGCGTCCGCGCCCTCGGTGTAGTTCTCTCCGATCTGCCCCGAGCCCTGCACGCTCCACGCGCAGTTCTTGCCCTCGCCCTGCACAAGCGGGAGAAGCTTGAGCAGCGCGGAGCGCCTGTTGATCTGGCGCACGACGTTCCCGCGGTAATTTTGCGCGAGGACGAGGAGCGCGACTGTCTGAGTGACATCGGCCATGGTGATGTTCTTTCGATGTGAGGGCGGGGCGCTTACCGATCAGAGGTCAGATGACGTCGGCGATCGACTTGCCGAACTTGTTCTCGAAAGCCTCCTCGGCGTTCGGCGGCGTGGCGCTCGTCGTTCGTTGGGGAAGCGAGCCAATGGGCTTCTTCGCAGCGGGCCCCGCGTTGGGCGCCGGGATGAAGAACTTGGCTTCTGGAAACGTGAGATACGTCTTGACGCCCTCGGAGAGCTCGAGGCCCTCGTCAGGTTCGTCCCTGGTTCCGAGCTTCAGTCGGACAGCGCCGTCATCGGCGATGACGAGCGCGTTGCGTCCCTTGAGAGCCGCGAGCACGACATCCTCGGAGCCGACTGCCACCTTGCCAACGAGAGCAGCCTTGAAGGTCTGATGGCCCTCAAGCTCGACGCGCTTGCGCGCTTCGGCTTTCGCTGAAAGCTCGGCCTGCTCTTGCTTGCGCTGCACGCGGGCAAGCTCCTTCCTGAGCGCATCGAGCTCAGGGTTGGACTGCGTCGCACGCTCCTCGGGCTTGGCCGCGTCCTTGTGAACGACCTTGGGCTTCGGCTGCTCGACGATGGTTTGCTCGTCGCCTTCTCCACCATCGCCCTCGGCGGGCTTGGGCTTGAGCGCGGCGATCTGCTTCTCGAAGTCGCCCTTGAGCCGCTTCGTGTGCGTCGCAACGGCCGAGTTGACGAGCGTCGGGATATCCTTTGAGAAAAACGCTTTGAGGTCGGCCATGGTGACCGGCTTCGCGTCGCTGTCCGCCGAGGCCGAAGCGGTGTCCGCTGCCGCCTTCGCAATATCTTCTTCCGTGGGCAAGAGTCCTCCGATCCGATGCAGTGCCTGCCGCGTCGGCGTGTCCGGCCTTTGTTCATCCGCGCGCCGAAGCCGGCCCTGCGCGTGGTGTCCGTTTCTGTTCGCCGCAACTACGCGGTCAGGCTGTGACGGTCAGCCGAATCTCGTTCACGCGCCGCGCCCGCCGTCGTACTTGAACGGCTCCCACCCGGCGCAGTGCACATTCACCTCGGTTGGCGTCCCGGTCAGTCCGTACACGCGCACGAAGATGTCGCGCCCCATCACGTCGACGATCACGCGCGCGCCCTCGGTGAGTGACTCTCGCCTGTCGCCGATCATCCAACCGCCGGTGGTACGGTGGAGGATCTCGAGCGTCGCTGTGGGGTTCGTGCCGCCGGTGAAGCGGGGGAAGATCGCCACCGTCCTCCACGCAGCGCACGTGGTCGCGTTGGCGGGCGGGTAGTTCGTGTCGTTGACGGGCGAGGCGCTCTCGTCAGCGGCTACGGTGCGCACGACGGTGCTCTCACCTTCGGAGATGCTTCCGGGCTTGGTCTTGGCCATGGTGGTGCTCAGGTGCTACAGAATGGTGTGAGCGTTCGAGCGTTTAGACTCCGGCCGACACCAGGTTGCAGGGTGACCGTCGCCAGGATCTGTAAGGAGATCGTATGGGATTCGATGTTACAATGACTGTAGAAGCCCGCCGCGACCGCGTGTGGTCGGTCATCATGGCGCCGCCGATGGACCCAGACCGACGCGACTACCCCGCGTGGGTCGCGCTAGGGCTTGAGTGTGCCGCTGACTGGGGCGATCCTGATTACCAGCGGCCCATCGTCCCAAGCCGAGGATTCCCGACAGACGCTGCCGAGGAGACCATTTCCGCATGGGAAGAAGCCGTCGAGGACGGCTCGGCGTGTGGCGCCTCATGGCTCACGCTCGCCGAGCTTCTGCCACACCGCGCGAGACTCGATGGGATTATTGGAGATGTAATTGACAAGATGTCCCAGTTCGTGGAACCAGACGAAACGCGACTCGTGGTCTGGTTCGTTCCTTGAGACGCCTCACGCTTCCGTTGACAGCCTTGCTGCCATAGCCTTTTCGGACTCGCTATCCGGGGCCTCTTCGTCCTCTGCGTCATCGTCTGGCTTTGCTGGCTCCTTTGCCTTGAGCATCTCCTCCGTTACGCCGGCCCGTATCTCCTCGCGGATCTGATCCTTGGTCGTCTGCTCGACATCCGGGAGGATGGCGTCGGCCGCGCGGTACAGCATCTCTCTGCGCGCGGTCACCGACGGGATGTTGAGTCCCTGCGCGGCGATCACCGACTCGACCACGGCGGAGGCATCGGCCACGCTGAACGTGTCGAGCCCCTCGATGCTGAAGCTCACCGCATCACCTCGCCCATCGGCAAGCAGATCGTAAGTCTCCTCGATCGCTTCGCGCACGAGCGCGCCGTACACGCGCAGCACGACCTCCGTAGCCGTGGAGTCGGCCAACTTGCTTTGGCCGCTACGTCCCACCGCTGCCGCGTTGTTGTCTACGCCCTGCGCGAGCTGGTTCGCGATGCGGTAAATCTCTTGCTTCAGGTGCTCGACGCGCTCCATCAGGACGGCGAGGTGCTCCGTCGGTGGCGCGATCCAGTCGACCTTCTCGTCAACGTCGAGGCAGATGCCGTACCCAGCGCCCATCACGGGCGGGCGCTCGGGGTCCTTGATGCCGAACACAGGCATCGCGTAACACGTACGCTTGATGTTCCAGTCGAGAGCGGCGCTGTTGCGGAAGTGCGCGAGTTGCGCCCCGGCGAGTCTGTTGAGGAGCCAGAAGCCTTCCAGCGCGGGCCCGGCGATCGACTTCGTGCGCTGACCGACTTTGACCTTGACGCAGCGAGTACCGACGAAGCCGAGCCGCACGAGAGGCACGCGGGAGAAGCCGTGCGCCTTCCGGCCAACAAGCTTGGCGTCCTCGGGCCGCTGGTCCTTGCTCGGGTCCCAGACGATCTGCCACGTCTCAACGTCGGCCTGGTCGTAGATGCGCCACGTCTCGGTGATGATGCCGCGGTCGCCAGCTCGCGGATCGTCACGGCGCGTCTCGATTGTGTGCGTGATGGCCCAGAGCAAAAGCCCTCGCGTGTCGATCTCCCAGTCGAGCACATGATCGGTTTCGAGCGGGTACACGTACGCGCCGCCGAGCCCACGCTCCTCCCACTGCGCGCGGTTCTGCGGAGCGTCGAGCCCATCGTCGGGAAGCTCCACGCACCACCACGACCGGCCCTTGACGGCAGCCGAGGTGAAGCGTGCGCGCACGAAGTCCATCAAGTCGGTGCGCGCGCCGTCTACGTCTTCCTTCCAGTCCGCGTACCACGAGTCAAGCTCGGGCGGCTCAGCGTCGCCCTTAGTTTTGGGCCGAACAACGATGCCAGAGGAGCACAGCTTTGCCGCAAACCAGTCGACGATCGGTCCGACGTAGCCGGTGTAGTGCGCTTCTTTCTTGCGCGCACGGTACACATCGTCGACCTCCGCCGGGTTCTTCGGCAGGAAGTGCTCGATGTGCTCTGCGAAAGCCTCTCCGCCACGATAGAGCGCGTCGTACTGCGCGCACGTGTCCACCCGGTGGGTCGGATGTTTGGCGCAGAGAGTTGCGACCTTCATGTCAGAAGAAGCCCATGGGCTGGGTGATCACGCCGCGGGCAAGGGCGCGCTGAGGCCTCGCGAGGACGCTCCAACCGATGACAGCCATCATCACAAGGTCGTCGTGGCATCCGCGCTCAGCTTCAGCCTTGCCATCCTTGTTGACGATGAATGTGTTTATCTCGGCAACAATCTCGAGGTCGAGCGTACTCCACTGCCCCAGCCGGTGCGCCTGTTCGAGCGCATCGACGGCGGGCGTACGGCGTACCTCCACGCTGTTCCAGCCGACCTTGTTGTCCACATCGGTGAACAGGTTCGGGTAGGGCCGCTTTTTCTCCTGGACGCTCGCGCGCTGTAGCTCTTGGAGAACGGCGTGGCCGTGGTTGTTGCGCTCCACCGCTATCTGGGCTGTGTTGTAGAGGTAGCCTAGCTTGGCCAGCTCGGTCGCAAGTTCGGCCGGCTTGAACTGCCCTACGACGGTCGCGCAATGCTTGCCCGAACCGCGCTCGTAGACCTGCCCGCCGCCCCTGTCGCCCCCCTCGCCACCAGATGTGTCTGACGGAAGGACGTAGCTATTGCCGGCCTCTGGTTCGTGCCAGACCTTGAGCGTGCCGACAGCGCCGAGCCGACTGATCTGCTCGATGCGCTTCGGCGCGCGGCAAGCGGCGAAGAGAAGAGAGGTCCGCTCCTTGTCGAAGAACTTGCGCCCGCTGCTGAGAAAGCACCGATCTGGATCGCTCGGGTATTCCTGATCAACGTCGTCAATGCTCTTGGAGGCAAGCTTGCCCCGAAACCATTTGAGTTGTTCGGGCGTGGCGCCGCGCGCGACTGCCTCTTCTTCCCTTGTCTGCCTCGCCTTGTCGACCTGCTGGGCAGGCGTGACTGTTTCGCCAGGATCGAGAGCGGTGCGATACTCGGGGTGCTCCGTCCACTGAATGAAGTGGAAAGCGTACCCGTTTCGCCTGTTGCGCGCGTCTTGGCAGAGCCAGTAGAAGTACGGACCGCCAGCGGTGTCCTTGCTGCTCTCCGGCCGCT